TGGTTTGATTAGCAGTAGCAATAAACGTTTCTACTCTACGTCTGCCTTCTGTTAATCCTTGTCCTATATATGGCACGGGTGATTTCCTTGTGTAAATGTGTTACACATATTTATGTTTAACTTGGAGGTGTTGGCCACACTACATCTGCTGTTGATTCAGCAGTTGTGATATCTCTGAGTGCAGTTCTATAGGTTGCCCAAGGATCTTTAATATTATCAGGAACATCTGCACCTTGTGTCCAATCACTTGCTATAAGTAATTTGTTTCTATGCTGTCTAATCTGTTCCCATGTGTCTAGTTCTCTGTGTTCTATAATCATATCATCTGTAATTATATCATCACCAACAATTTGCTGCACAGTTCTACCAAAATCTTCATGATCTGGCATTACTGGAACTTCAGCACTTGGATCATAAGAGTATTCTACACCATCTATTACTATAGGATGATATAACCAAGTTGGACTATATTGAAATTCTTCTATCATTTTTTTCCTCTAAGTAAATAATGCAAACGAATTCGACGATCCCATTACACTTGTTGTTGTATAATATTGACTATGTGATACTTCTACCCTTACCATATAATAATAGTAAGCTGGTATACTAATTGAAACATCAACTATTTCAGCGTCGCTATTGCCTGGGGATCCACCTGGCTGATTCAGCGACAATCTGCCGGCGCCTGGGCCATTGTATACTTCGGCGTATGCTAAATTATAAGTAGGATTATAGCTACCATCATTTCTGCCATGTCCTGTTAGCCAGTACTCACCTTCTGCGGTATTAACATAGTATGTCTGCGATAGTGTAAATTTTACACTACCGCTTCCCCAATAGTGTCTTCTATATCTTAGTAGATTATATGTGGTTGTGCTAGAACCCGCATTATATAACCTATGACACACATAGCAACCTTGGTTTTCATTGTGTAGTTGCACAGACCAATTGTTTGTACCTCGGTAAATAGTTTGATGACCTTCTTCATGAATTCTATGTCTTAAAACAGCAGCACTTCCTGGACCTATCGATGCTGGTTTAGTATAAAAATCTAAATTAGCCGGAGCACTCGTTCCGCTGTGATTACCAGCGGCAACAGCTTCAATTTTAGCATCTGCGCCGGCGACTGTATTACCTTGTGAATATCCTTTGAATCCTATTACACCTAGTTTTTGAGCATTTGTTACTGTACCACTATAATATGTTGATTGAAGTATTCCGCCTCCGTTACCAACAGTCATTGTTAGTTTGTCTGTTGGATCTGTATTGCCAATAGCAACGTTGCCAGCTCGTGTAACTTTAAATCTTGGAGTAGTCTGAGCATTATCGTCCCAAACGGTTAATCCAGTAGAACCACTACCAACAATAATATCTAATCCACCAATATCATTTATAGAGTTTGCCCATGAAGAATGGGCAGCACTGCCCATCTTAACATTACCACTAACAGTTAATTTGACATTGGTTTGACCACTAGTGTTACCAATGATCATACGACCATCGCTTTCAATTCTAAACCCATTGGATGAATTATTATTAGTAAACATTCCAACAGCACTACTAGTTGCTGTTCTAATACTATTTTGATCAATCCGTAGTGTTTGAATTGCATTTTGTAATTTAAAACTAGCATCACCTGATGATCTATAGACGTGCAGAGATTCATTAGGACCACTGATACCAATACCAACGTTACCACTATCATTAATGTATAGTGCGTTTGCAGCTGCGTTAGTTTCAAACCTGTGATAACCTCCAGATATATGCGCTTGATAACGCATACCAGACCCTTGGTTAGCGAATGTAAACGCACGGACACCATCATCTTCTTCAAAGTTAAGCATACCACCAGTCGAATTCTGGCGAATGTTAAGTACTTTCCATCCACTAAATCCAGCATGATCAGATCCAATGGATACATCACCATTATTTTTTACAATTAGAGCTGCGGCGGTTGAAGGTTTCCAAACATGAAATTCGCCGCTTGCAGGCATTTGAACATACGTAGTGGGATTGGATCCTGATGTGTATAATCCAAAATTAGCAGTATTTACATTTGCACTATAACCAGTAGATGAAGAAGCTATAATTCCATTTACCGTAAGTTTTTCTGCTGGACTCGGCGTTCCAATACCAACGTTGCCACCTCTTTTCAAGTATAGTATGTTAGCATCATTTCTTAAACTGAAGCCCATATCTACTTCACCAGTATTATAATAATGAACTCTTTGAGTTGCTAGGGTTGTGCCGCCAGATGATCCTTGGGACCATTTAATACCATCATAATTATTATTGGTAATACCTCCTACAACACGAAATTCAAGTTGTTCATTTGCCGCTTCAGTAGCTCTAGAAAGTGTTAATAACTTACCTGGGTTTGTTGTACCAATACCAACGTTGCCACTACTGATATTATGAGCAATAAAGTTACTAGTGCCTGTTCCACCTAATTTAACAATGTCATTGGTAGTTGATTCTTTTATTGTGTAATGACCAGTCCCAGATAAATCTAAAGTTAATCCAGCACTATTTCTACCATCTAAGTGTGTATTTGCACCAGTTACTGTCAGTGTACCAGTAAGTGTACCACCCGCCAATGGTAGTTTAGTTGCTATACTATTAGTGACTGTTGTACTGAAGTTAGCATCATCTCCTAATGCAGCCGCCAGTTCATTAAGGGTATCTAATGTGCTTGGTGCGCTGTCAGTAATACTTGCAACAATATTAGTTGCTGTATCAAAATCATTACTACTTAAATAACTAGCTACTCGTTCGTCTGTGTAGTATAAGTTCGACCCTTCGTCTATACTACTTGTGTTTCCTGCAACTACTTCAAACTGTGTGTTACTTAAATTATATTTTAAGAACATATTGTGTGCAATACCTGTCAGGTCAACATCTTGCATACTGTGTATACTTGTGCCGCTGAATGTAGATGTGCTTATATCAGCAACTGTAACAGTACCACCGGATACTGTGATCTTATCACCTAGTTCTGCAATTTCTTTTGCCTTACCCATGAGCTATCCTTATGTTTGTTCTAGCACACTTACAATTGCATCTAAGCTACTGGCTGCACTGCTGGTTACAATTATAGTGTCTGCCGCTTCTGCTATGATCTTGCCTTCAAGAACACTTAACGCACCGCCACTTGGAATAGGTGCATCTTTTACAATATAAGTGCTGCCCAGTTGCGCACTTGCTGTGACTGTGCTTGCGCTTCTATTTGCAAGATTAAGTCCAATTACAATGCTTGTGGTTGCTCCTGGTACTGTGTAAACAGTTGTTGGACTAGTGCCAACACTTGCTGATGTATAATTTTTAAATACTTGTGCCATATTTTTATCCTAGTGCGATGGCTAATGCTGTTGCTTCAGCAATAATCTCATCGTATTGTTTCCCGTCTAATTTATCCGCATTCAAGTTTGTTACCACAGTATCACTTGTTACTGTTAAAGGTGCTGTTCCTGAGGCTACTGTACTTGTTAGTGTATTTACACTGATGTCGTTTGTGGTTGTTGCACCTCTGCCAGTAACACTGTCTAATGTATCAGTTTCTGTATAAGTTATACCTGTAAGCGCACTACCATCACCTGTGTATGCAGTAGCGGCTACTGTTCCTGTTACTGTGACACCTGTATTAGTTGTTTCAAACTTTTTACTTGTGCCATAAAGCATTTCAACATGACTTGTACTTACATTTCCAGTTACAAGTATTGTATTAGGATATCCTCCACTGCCGCCATTTGATCCAATATTAACACTACTACCTCTGAGGTAAGTTGTACCAGAACCTTGAATAATACTATTACTACTTCCGTCAGTTTTTACTTGAAGTGTGTCTGAGCCAAAACTAATTTTCGTAGCATTGTCTAATAGAATATTGTTTCCGTTTGCATCTAAATCACCACCTAACTGCGGAGTAGTATCTTGTACGACACTTGTAAATGTTTCGCTAGTTAGGTATCCACTTAGATCTGGAGGTGTATATGTAAATACACCAGTTGAATTATTGTATGCAATTGCACCAGTACCGCTTGCACTTGCAGGAGTACCTACACTAATATCTGTTAGTGCGATATGATCTGTAGGTGTGCCGCTGATATCAGCATACGCAATACCTGTGATACTTTTGTTAACAACAAATTTATCAGTTCCGCTGTTATATGTAAATGTAGCATTAGCGCCATCGATTGTCAAGCCTGCGCCGTTAGCAGCTGATGCATTTGCGGCTCCGTCGGCTAGTGTTAAATTTAAATCATTGATATTTACAGTTGTACTGTTAATAGATGTTTGTGTTCCGTCAACTTGTAAGTCGCCTGCAATAACAACTGTACCTGTATTGTCTCCAACACCTGCTGGGTCAATTACAAAACTAGCAGGACCTGCTAAGTAGCCGCCTACGGTAATATGTCCTGCCATTTGAGTATTATTTTTTACTATAAAATCTTTAACTGCCATACTATTATACCAATGTGCTTATTCTTGTAATTTTGTACTGTGTGCTATTTGCACTAGCACCAGTTGCTAGTAATCTAACATTTCCACTGTTTATATCTGCATCAAATGTAACTAATTCGGCACTGCCTGTAAACATAACACCATACGTGGTCACGTATGCAGTTGTTCCGTCATGTATCAATAACACTTCAACTACTTGATATTCGCTGCTCACTGTATCAGTTGCTTGCACTGTGTATTTGCAACTTCTAAATTTTGTTGTTGCGAAAGTATCTATTGCAGACTGTGTGGTTGTTGACAACGAAGTGCTTACTGTTTCTAAGTTGCTCACTCCGTCTATTCTAATTGCACCATCTACGTGCAATGTTTCCAATGGTGTTGCTATACCAACACCAACTCTGTCGTTTGCTTTATCTACTACAAGTGTGTCAGTATCTACTGTTAGATCACCTGTTACAATTAAGTCGTTGCCAATTGTTACATCATTGGGTAAACCAACTGTGATTGTTTGACCGCTTGCACTAGTTTCTATTTCGTTTGTTGTGCCAGCTATTGTTAAACTTTGGCTATCTAAATCTATTGCACCTGTGCCAGTGTCGCCTGCTACATCTAAGTCTTGTGAAGTAATTTGTGCATCAACATACTGTTTTGTTGCAGCATGTAAGTTTGCTGTAGGATCACTTGCTAGTGTGAGTGTTCCAGTGAGTGTAACATTTCCACTACTGTCTACAGTGATTTCATCGTGATTGTCAATACCCAATGCCGCTAGACTAAACACACTTACATCAGTGGTAAATGCATATACTCTTATTTCATCATTTAATAGAGGAGCAACACCAAATGTAATATTACCATTTGCGGCAATACTATAATCACCAGCATCTAATAATACACCATTGATATATATTTGCGCATCGCTAATTGCTGTGTTACTAGTAACAAATGTTGTTTGACTGCCTGTACCTGTAAAACTGTGCAGTGTGTATGCACTGTTAGATACTGCATCAATTTTTATTACATTGTTAGTAGTATCAACATCAATATCAACATTTGTGCCTCCTAAAAATGTAAGAGAATCACTGTCTGATACAGCATTCAAACTACCTGTTTGTGAAAATGAATATCCGCTGTTTGTATCTGTAATGTTAATAGTAGCAAATTTATTAACACTTAATGCGGCTGTACTTGCTGCTGTAATACGTCCTTGTTGATCAACAGTGATAACAGGAATAGCAGTTGTACTACCATACGCACCCGGAGTAACAGCGGTATTGTCTAATGCAATAGCAACTTGATTATTAGTTACTGTACTGGTTAGTCCAGTACCACCTATAATTGTAAATGTATCATTTTCAACATCTATGACATCTGTGCCTGTGTCACCGGCGATGTTTAATTCACCTCCACCGCCAATAGCACCCCATGCTGTTCCGTCATATCCTTCAAAACTACTATCAGTTGTGTTGAAACGTAATTGTCCAGTAGCCGCTGTAGGTCTTTGTGCAGTTGTACCCACAGGAACTCTAATACTACTGTTTGTATCAATTATTAAATCATTACCATCAAATGTTAAATTAGCACTATCTTCTAGCTCGCCAGCTGCACCAGCAATTACTATTCTGTTATCAGTGAGGTCACTGACTTTAACACTGTTCATGGTCACATTACCACTAGTGTCAACAACAATAAATCCGTGATTTGCTAATCCCAGAGTAGGAAGTGTAAGTGCATTTACTTCACCTGTAACAACAACATCAATTTGATCATTAAGCAATGGAGCTGTTACAAACGTAACAACGCCATTACTTTCTGTGTAGTCGTTGGTTGGTTGAATTAACACACCATTCAAGAAAACCATACTCACAGTGCCTTGTCCAGCTTGTGTATCAAATGCTGTCTGACTTCCTGTTCCAGTAAAGTTTACTGTGATAAAACTTGCATCAGCACCAGGTGTTGTACTGATCCATTCACTGCCTGTATACACATACAGTTCACCAGTAGTTCCTGTATCGAACCAAAGATCACCTGCTGTTACACCAATACTAGGAGCAGTGTTTTGATAATATACAGTGGAGCCACCTCCGCCGCCTCCGCCACTGACAGTTTGGAATGTTAAATTTCCACTACCGTCTAGTGTTAGTACTTGTCCTGTTGTACCTCTAGCAGTTGGAAATTTGTAGTATGTACTACCAGACAAATCACCTATTGTTAAAATGCCAGTGTTGTCAACACTTATACGTTCTGTTCCAGCAGTGGTAAATCTAATAAAATCTTCGTCGCTGTTTGTTTCTACTTTAACATGTGTGTCACCATCAGCGTCTTCAATTTTGTCGCTGAATCCTGATCCGCCACCTCCGCCGGAGTTAGCTACCCATGCATAATCTGTTCCGTTCCAACTTAATACTTGACTTGCATTAGCAGTGCTAGTATTAAGATGTGTATCAACGTCTGAATCACCATATTGCGCTACACCTGTAATTGTAATTTCGTCAGTTGCAGCATTAGTTGTTATTGTTATGCCTGTTCCAGCTACAAGTGTAAGTGTGTCTGTTGGATCATCTGCAACTATGTCACTTTGACCGCTGACACTTATTGTTTTAAATGCTTCGTTGACTGTGCCAGTTCCACTGCCTACATCTATCCAACCACTGCCGTTATAAATTTCTGCTTTACCACTTGTACTGTTAAAACGTAGCATACCAGTTTGTGCAGTTGGACGTTGTGCAGTTGTACCTGTTGGAATAACAATAGCATCTGTAGTTGATACTTTGAATATACTTCCATCAAAAGTAAAGTTACTGTCGTCTTCAAGTTCGCCGTTTGTGCCTGCTACAACAATTCTGTTGTCAGTTAGATCACTCACTGCCATACTAGGTACAACTAAACTACCACTAAGTGTGATTGTAATAGCACCTGTAGTTGTGTCTACTACTAATATATCATTATTAGCATCATCCTTAACACTTAGTGCATCTGCTAGATTAGTAGGAACAACTATTTCATTTTCGCCTGTTGCACCTTTAAAGTTTATGCTTTCAGTTAGATATAGATCTTTCCAAGACTTTGTTGCACTGCCTAAATCGTAACTATCATTTATGTTTGGAATTAGATCGCTGTTGATATCTGCATTGATATTGATGTTATCTGTATCGTCGTCGCCTAAATTAATGGTGCCGCCCACAGTAACATTTCCAGTAACGTTTATGTTGCCGCCTACATTTAAATCTTTAACAATGCCTACGCCGCCTGCAATTGTTAGTGCGCCATCATTGAATGTGGTGCTTTGTGTTGCAGTAGAAATAGCAACAATACCTGTGTCACTGATTGTTATTCTTTCAGAACCTGCTGTAAAAAATCTTAGTACATCATCGTCAGCTGACTGTTCAGCATCAATGAACGTATCACCATCAGTATCACTAACGCCACCTATGTTTTTCCAAGCAGTGCCGTTGTAACCTTCAAATTCATTTAGTTGTGTATTGAATCGTATTTGCCCAGTTTGTACTACACCACCTTGTGGTCTCTGAGAAGTGTTACCCACTGGTATACGCAAACTGCCAGCAGTATTGATAGTTATGTTACCAGTACTAGTGGTAATCCTATCTCTTTGATGATCTAAATTCAACGCCATATATGTCTCTCACTTATTACATATATTTAGCTGTGAACTACTATGGATTCTGAATTCTAAACTTATATTGTCCTGGAAACGGACTATACAAATAACGGTCAGGTGCACCTTGAAGATACCTACCATCTGAGGTCGAACTTTTATAATTTGAATTTGCAATAGTCCATGTTGAATAATTTGGATCTTCTCTAAGTTTACCCGACTGTGCTTGATTATGTAGGAAAGTTTTTAGCTGTGCAGGAGTCATGTGTGGGTTAACTTGTAACACTAATGCACCTATACCACATACTTGCGGACTTGCCATACTTGTTCCACTTTTACTGCCAATTTTAAAATTAGCATCACTTGGATAATCACCGTCTGCACCTTCGTTGGTTGTACTCATAGTGCTTATAATATTATCTCCAGGTGCGTATATATCAACACCCGGGCCACTATTGGAATACGAAGCTCTTTGTTCTAGATTACCAGTAGAATTAACAACATCATCTACAGATCCTACCATAAATGCATTTGTACTAAATGGACTGCTTCCTCGACAGTAGTAGATATAACCACCCGGAGTTCCGTATGGATTAACTCTATATCTATTATTATAATCAGGGCCTCCGTCGACATCAATTGGTAAATTTCTATTACCTGCCGCTATGCACACATGGACACCTGCTGCAATTAATTCTTCTACATCAGTATCAACACTAGTATATCTAGGATTTGTTCTCCTAACAGCTTGACTGGTATATGCATTCCACAATGGCAGCCCAGTTCTTTGTTGCATTAGTGAAGAACCTGAAAAACTATTAGCAACACCTGTATTATTATTGTCGTATGTCCACTGTGATCCTCTATAGTACCCATCATATGGTTCAAAGCTATTATCTACATAATATCCCCAACTCATATTAACTATCGTAGGACGCTTGTATCCTGTTGCGGGATCAACTGGTTTGTTTTGATGCCAAATTTTTATTGCATCAAATGCATATGTAGAACTAATACCTGTTCCACTATCGCCGCTACCTTCAAGCCCACCGAGTTTTTGACTGTATATACGAGCATTTTTAGCCCATCCATATGTAAGACTTGCAGCAGTTCCTGCACAATGTGTGCCATGTCCATGATAATCTCTATCGTGATTAGCACTTTGTGTAAAACTTAAACCACTTTCAGTTGCCCAGTTAATAGATGTTACTCTGCTGTTTCCATCTGCATCGTTGAAATCAGGATGATCAGCTTGAATGCCACTATCTTGTATTACTATGTCAACTCCAGTCCCGTCTAAGTTATATTCATAATCTCCGCTAACAGTTGTTCCTGCTCCATAATCATTGGTGGTTCTTGAACATCTATGTATTGCCCACGGAAGATGAGATCCACTACTGCTACTGGTTTTAGTAAAATCCCCTGATTGAACTGCATAAAGTTCCATTCCAGAATCTGGTATATCATCTGGCGGAACTTCTACATCTAATACTCTATTGTCATTTTTTAATGCTTCAGCTTCTTCTGCTGTTAAACTATAGTGTGTGTTACGCACTGATCCCGGTCTTGGATTTGCAATATCAACACTGCGAGAAGGTATAGACGAATCTCCAGAATTTTGTGTCATTTCTGCTTGAAAACTACTAGGATCTGCATCTACCGTCAGTGTAACAATATATTCTTTTTCACTCATTGTAAATCCTTAAACAATATTAATCGTATTACCCATACTTGCGTGAACAGTACATTGGTAATATAACGTTGCTGGTGCTGACATTGGAACTTTAAATGTAACGTTTCCACTTGTTGCTCCATTGTTTGTTACGCCAGTACTGTATGCACTACCACCATTACTTACTCTAATTTCAAACGGATGTGATCCACTTAATGCATCTACATTAAAAACATATGTTTCACCTCTGCGAAGATATAATACTGGGTCATTTTCAGTAGTTGGGAACCAAACATTTCCTGCATCGCTAAACGTATAATCAGATGATCCGTTTGCTCCTATTGTAAATGTATGTGAAATTGTTTTACCATTTACATCTAAGTCGCCGCCAAGTTGTGGAGTTGTATCTGCTACTACACTTGCAATACCACTACTGCTACTACCTGCGGTTGCTACCCAAGCACTGTTTTCATAACTTTCAATTTGATTGGTTGTACTATTGTAGATCATGTCTCCATTAGCTGGACTAGTAACTGCATTACGCTGTGTTGTTGTCATGCTTGCTAATCTAAAAACAGTATCTGTAACTAGTACACGATTTGTTGCGTCTAGTTCTATATTTGCTCCAGCACTGATAGTTGTACTGCCTGATCCTGTTACATTTAAATTTGTTGCTGTAATATTGGGAACAGTTAGTGTATTAGTATTACTGTTATAGGTAAAATCACTGTCGCCTCCAAATGCACCTGCATTATTAAATTGTACTTGAGTTGTACTGCCTCCTGGTGTGCCGCCGCCACCTGTCTGTGCTACCCATGCATAATCACTTCCGTTCCAACTTAGTACATAACCACTAGTTGGATTTGACTGATTTAAATGTGTATCAACGGAGCTGTTTATATCCGGAGGTGTGTATGTAAAAACTCCTAAACTGTTATTATAAGAAATAGCGCCATCACCACTTGCTGATCCTTCACTACCAACACTCAAGTCAGTTAACGAAATGCCACCACTTCCTGCAGCATCATTTTGAGGTATCCAATTACTGCCATCCCATTTTAACACTTGTCCAGTTGAAGGAGCATTTGTAGTTGTATCGACATCTGATAGTGTGTCTATACTTCCGATACTAGCTCCACTAAATTGGGAATTAGCCCAAGTTTGAGTGGCAACTAAATTACCAGACATGTTGATGTTTCCGGAAACATCTAGATTGTTATTAAATTTTGTTTCACTCATGTTTTTTCCTATTTAAATTAAGCTCTTGATATACATATTTATAAACACTAGTCATAAAAACAGGGGCCGTAGCCCCTGTTTTCTTGTTTAGTAAAACAATTACATATTATGTAAATGCAAGTTGACCTGTTGTTACAGCAATTTTTGCTAGGTAGTCAGCAGCATTACCAAGCGAGCTTGCTTGGTTGCTTAGTTCTACATAACCATAACGTGTCATGAAGCTAACTACTGGCTCAAATGTACTTGGGTCAAGTACTGTACCGCTTGACATCAGTGGGATGTATGGGCAGTAGAACGCCGCTGCGTCTGTTTCTGTTGAACCTTTGTAACCAACTAGAACATCGTCGTTAGCTGCATACTGGTTTACATAAACACGCATTGTGCCGTTTAGAGTACCTACAAACTTTGTGTTTGTTGGTGCTTCAAAAGTACCTTCTGTGCTACGTGCGAATGCTGAAGTTGTAGCACTCTGTAGTACTGTTAGTACTGTTGGGCTAACAACTGCCCAGTTACCTGCACCACGACGTGTGCGGGCTGCGATTGTGTTCGCATTTTTGTTGATTAGAACTGCAAGAGCTGCATGCTCGTCACCAACAAATGTTGCTGTACCACTTACGCTACCTTGTGCGTATGTGTCTGTTGCTGCACCAGCAAGACTTGTTAGGCTTGCAATGATTTCTTGATCAATTTCAGCAGTAATTTCTTGTGCAAGTGCTTGCATAATTTCTGCTTCAACGTCAAGACCATGCATGCTTTGTGCGTCTTGTGCTGCTTCAAATGTCCAACGTGCTGATAGCTTACGTGATTTAGCTTCAACAGTTTGCTTTAGAACTTGAATGCTTAGTTTTTTACCAGCTTCACCTTCTAATGCGCTTGTTGCTGCCGCTCTATCGTCTGCTGCACCTGAATATCCAGCTGCGATTTTGAATGGGCTTAGTGCCTCATCGCCTGCTGCTGTATCTACACCACTTGCTGAGTTAAATGCTTCTGCATAACGTACACGTAGTGTGTGGATTTGTCCAACTGGGCCTGTCATAGGCTGAACACCAACGATTTCGTTGGCGATAACAGTTGGCATAACACGTCTAATCACTGGAAGAATTACTTTATTAAGTGTTGCTACGTTTCCTGCTTGAGTTGCACCAGAAGAAGCTGCCTCTGCGAGATAGTTCTTGGTGTTTTCAAGTGTTGTTTCCATCACTTTTTTCTTAGTCCCAGTTAGACCGTCTGTTAGAGCTATTTTAGTTTCGCTCCAATTTTCCATTAGGTTGTCTGCCATTTTCGGTCTCCTTAACTAATACCGGCTAGTTTACGAAGGTAAACAATGTCTGCACCTGATTCAACTTCTGTTGACTTGTGTAGTGCTTTATTTCCAGTGATCTCTTTTGAAGATTCACTAAGTACCTTCTTTTGGGGTTTTTTAGCATCTTCCTTCAATACTGATGGTAGATACTTGTTAAATGCATTTTGTAGCTTGTCAGTTTTTACACTTTCGAGCAATGCACCCATAATTTCTTTATGGTCTTTGCTGAGAGGTTGCATCATTTCTTGCATAATTTGCTTTCTTTCTGCTGTATCAGCGGCAATACGAGCACGTTTTGCACTCTCTTGTACTAATACTTCTTTCTCAGCAATGGCTTTGTTTTTATTTTTAATCTCACTTTGTAGACTTTCAACTACTTTTGATAACTTAGAAACTTCTGTTCCTTCGTTTAAGTAGCTACCCATAAACTCAGCTGCAAACGTTTCGAAAATCTTACGACCAAAGGTATTTTCTTTAGCTGTTTTGATATCTTCACGCAGTGTGTTAAGTTCACTCTTGAGTGTGTTCTCAAGAATTCCGTTAACTTTTGTTGCGGCTGTTTTAATGAAGTCTGCTTTAGTTTGATTAATAACTTCTTTGCCTTCTTTAATCATTTTGACTTTTGCTTCAACTAGTGAGCGTTTGTCCTCATGAAACTCATTGAGCTCCTTAGTGAGTTGTTCCATAACAAAGCCTTCCAGCTTTGACATGTTTGCTTCTTGAACAACTCGGTCTTCGCGAAGTTCATTAATTTCTTTGCGAAGTGTATCCATCACAAATGAATCAAGCAATTTTGCATGCTCTTTCATGTGCTTGCGATATGATACACGATCTTCTGCAACTTTGGCTTTGTCTGCTTGGAACTCTTCAAGTTCTTTTGCAATAACATCACCAATCATTGTATCTGCGGCTTCAACAATCTGCGCTTTGTCATTTTCATAACGTTGTGCAAATTCTTCTCTAAGTTCAGCTGTGATTGTCTCACGAGCTTCTGTTAGTTGGGTATCCCAAGCCTCAGATAATGAAGATCTGACCTCTTCGGAGAGCGTATTTGAGTTTAATAGTTCATCCATTGCATGAGCCATATTAATCTCTCCTATACTTCAGGTTTTTTATAAAATTTGTCACCTCTTCCTGGAGATAACGTTGTGCGCCTTTGTCGTGTCTAGTTGCACTAGCGACATCCAATAGTACATTACCCCTGCTATGATTCATAATTCTTTCATAGATTGGATCGGGATAAGCATCAGGAGCACTTGGATTTGCTACGATATCTACGGTAATAATTTCAAAATCTTTAACTATTCCGTTTTCGTTAACATTGCCGCTGCCTCGGCTTGACACGCCTAGTTTAACACCACTCTCTAATAGGGTTTTACAAATGTTTCCCATTGGAGTTGGTAGAATTTTAAGTTTGCCGATACCGTTCGCACCATCAGTATCCATTTCAGTGATCATGTGACTTACACGATCTAAATTGATATTGAGGTCATCTGGGTGATCAGCTTCACCTAATACACTGTACCCACCTTTAATTTTTTCATTGATACTTTTTACAGCACTATAAATTTCTTCTTTGGTGTAGATACGATTGTTTTGATTGCGTACATCGCCTTCAATAAAGATACCTTTCATGTACAGGCTTTTGCCACCGTTCGATTCTTCAATAGCTTCGGTGACAATGTTTGCCTGATTAAATGTTAAGTGTTCTTTTAGCGAGGTAAACATATTACTTCATTCCTCTGATTGGACTGTCTGACTTTGTGTCTTCACGCTTTGGTGCAGGTGCTGCACTTGGCGATCCAGCTTCTTGAGGACCATTTACGCCCATGTCTTTTACAGCAGGAGCACTAGCTTTAGCGCCTTCTGATGTATCTGTTGGGTGTGGTTTAGCATGTGCATTACCAGCGCCTTTGGCTACTGGACTGCCTTTGTCACTGTTATCACTGTGTGATACACTAACTGCTGACATTGTAGCGCCTTCTTCCATTGCTTCAACTTCGTCTGCTTCAAAAGCAATTGCTTCTTCTGCTGGCTCATCTTCTGCTGGATCGTCGCCCATCATGTCTGCAAATGCTGCACGTAGTTCTGCAATTGCGTCTTCTACGTTGTCCATTGCTTCTTCTGCATCTGATTCTTCACCTTCTGGTTCGTCACCGTCTGCATCCATATCCATAGCTAGATCCATTTCTGGTTCTGCCATTTCTTCGTCATCCATGTCCTCATCGTCCATGATTTCTTCGTCTGCGATCTCTTCTTCGGCTGTTTCGATATCATCAAGGAAATCTTCTTCAGCATCAGAAGCATTAATTGCCTCTTCTACTTCGTCGTCCTCTGAATCATCGTCAGCTTCATCAAGATCGATAGTCTCATCAAGATCTTCTTCTTGAATCTCGTCTTCTACTACTTCATCGCTTTCGGTGATACTTGCCCAATGGTTTTTGGCTTTCTCAACAAATACGCTGTGTAGGAGATCAGCAGCTTTGTCCTGCTCATCGTTGACGATGTATTCAAGGACCTTAACTAAAGATTCCTTGTGTTCGCTCATATCATTTCTCCTTAAAAAATTACAGGCTTACCAAGATGGTTTACATCTATATTTACAATACCAAGACGTTTCGCTTGATAAAAGGCCCAAAAAATGGGTATTTTATGATTTTGCTCATAAGATAAGTAAAATTTAACTGAAAATTATTAAGTTGCAGCAGGTCTTGCGTAAATTTTCTTTACACGTTTTGTTCTATTTGCATGCTCAACATTATGCACTTCACGCTGTTTTCTTAGTCGATTAAGGTGCTTTAGTGTTAGTCGTTGCTTGCGCACATCGTCTATTTTTCTATTTGCATAGTTGTTTTCTTCAGCGTCATAATACTCTTTTAAAAATTCTGCGTCACGCATTTTGGTCTCCTGTTGGTGCAGCTTCTGCACCACTTATCGGGCTAGCGCCTGATTCTGTATCGTCAGTGGGTGCATCTACATTCATATCAATGTCACTGCCATCCGGAACATCAAAGCCACGTACTCCTACGTTGCCTAATCCTGGCATTGAATCTCCTTCTGGAGTTACACCACTTTCGTTTTCTTCTGACCACATACGCTCATTCTTTAGAATCTCATCTTCAGTTAAGCCTAAATATTTCTCCATTAAGAAACGTCTGCTCATGTAGTTTACGCCTTCTAAGCTACCAAATACATTTGCTCTTGCGCTGTGGATTTCAATCTCTTTGTATTGACTAAAGCTCTGAGGCTCTACAAATTTTAAATCAAACAAACTTGCGTCAATACTCAAACCTTTGTTTTTCATAAACAGTTTGAATTCTTTGTCCATGGTAGGTGCTAGTGCATTTTGTAGTCTCGTACAGTATTGATTAAATCTGTATTCTTGAATAAATGCTGTACCTACTCTACCATCTACGTATGTTGCTGTTCCATCATCTGGACCTGTTGGCAAGTAACTACTGGGCACACGCAATGCTCTTAGCATTTTGTTTGTGAAATAACGCAAGTCATCAATTTGACCTAAGTTATCTCCGCCTGGTAACACTTCAACTTTACTACCTCTGCCTTCAGCAGTTTGTGCAAAGAAGTAGTCTTCCATAATACTAAGTGGATTGTATGCGGCATCCATAATAGTTGTGCCGCCGCCAGTTTTGTTTGGAATACGCTTTTGATGAATTTCGTTTTTAACACGCTCAACAAAACCCATAGCTTTGTTGGGAGGCATATTACCTACATCAACATAAAACACTCTGCGTTCTGGAGCACGTTGTACTCTATAAATGATAATACTGTCTTCAAGTAATTCTTTTTGCTTGTATGTTTTGAAAATTGGATCTAAGATACTGCTACCAAACGGCCAGTTCATGTCCATGCCTTCTGTCATACCCAAGTGTACAACATGGCTTGCATCTACTGTGTACTCTTGAATGTTGCCTGTGCCTGGGTCATACTGTCCTGCTTGTTGTCCATAAGCACTTTTGTCCACTGCTTGTCCACGCATCATACTGTTTACACTACTGTATGTTTGACTGTGTTGCACTGGTTGGCTTACAGTTTTTTCTTGCATGTTGAGATCAATGTTTTTAACAATGTACTGCTCAGGCTTTTTGCCTTTAGCTTCGTTTACAACTGCTTTGGTTACATCAACAGGATTTACATAATATAATTCCCATGTTTCTGGATCTCTAATAAAGAACTGATCTCCGTACTTGATGCTGTTTCTAAACATACGAAAGATACGTTTGTCCCAGTCTTGCAGGTTACACCATTGATTAAGTGTTGACTCTAGTATCTTTGCTTCGCTTTCCGTAGCAGTTTCCTTGTATTCAATTCTGAAAGGAACACCTGTTACTTCATCTACTTGTGTACTGAATTCGCTAATAATGTCAAGGGCAGCATTAATCTCGCTGTCCATGTCCATTTGATCATACTGTGCATAACGCTCAACTCTATTAGGTTGCCCACTGTAAACTTCAGGTAACCAGCTCTGAAAGCGGCTAGAACTACTAGGCTTCATACCATCAGTAGCTTGCCCGCCGTATGCTGTAAAATGTTTCTTCCAACTCATATGAATCTCTTTTTCTTTATTATAGTGTATTTATATGTTTTGTCAAGTCAGTATATTATCAGTTAGGAGAGAATTGCAACAATCTCTCAATGGCTGCTGCAATCCCACCAACTAACGCAGACACACTTTGTGGAGATAAGTTAAATTCTCTAGCACTTTCAAATGCTTCTCTGAGATCTAATTTAGCTTTATCTTCTGCACTATAGATAGGATTACCACTTCTATCCTGCCCTATCTCTGTTGGCTCAAAGTCTTTGAGGAATGCTGCACCGCCTGCACCTAGTGCATTTACCGCTGCATTCGCTTGTAGCATGTTAGCAAGCTGATCTTGTCCAATGGATCTTGCAACAACGCCGCCTAAGAATGTTTCACTTGCAAAATCAATCTCATTGCCTGCTCCAAGATTTAGTAGTGCTTGCGGTCCGAGTTCTCCCAGTGCTGCACCTATGCCGTCTGCTAAACTGCTTGCCATGTCACTTGATAAAAAGTTATTAATGTTTTGAGTAAAATCACTAAACGCTACG